ATCGTGATGGATGTGCTCGCACGTGGCTCATTGGCAGGTGGCAGTGGAACTATTGTGCCTACAACTTCAGGTGATGGTGCATCAGGTCCTTATTTCACATCTGGTCTTGGTTTCCCAGGTATTGGTCCATCACTCAGCGGTGCTTCTTGGTTGGACACACTCAACGCCAACGGAAGCCAGACCCAAGCGATTGTCTTCGAGGACACAACCAACTACCTCCTCGCCAAGGTGATCCTCCAATCCGGAGTCAAGTGCGAGGGTAAGAACCCAGTTGAAGTTGCCAAGCTCCAGCTCAACGGTCAGGACCGATTCACTGAGCGTGAGGGACGATACTTCTCCCGAGTGCAACCATTCCAGCACCACAGCCGAACCCCAGCTCAGGGTATCAACGTGTATTCCTTCGCGCTCAAGCCAGAGGAACACCAGCCTTCAGGCACCTGCAACTTCTCCCGTATCGACAAGGCGACCCTCCAACTCACGGTCTCAGTCAACACGGTCCGATCTGGCCGCACTGCTCAGGTCCGAGTTTATGCAGTCAACTACAACGTGTTGCGAGTGATGTCAGGCATGGGCGGTCTAGCATACAGCAACTAAACAACAAAAATCAACAAGAAAATCAAGAAATCAAGTTGGAACTCCAAACTGATTTTGAGAGTTGAAGTAAGAAGACAAGTATGAAGCTAACTGTTATTTCAGGAATCTATAATGAAGAATATCTATTACCTTTTTGGTTAGAACATCATCGAAAGATATTTGATCATGGTGTCATTGTAGACTGGCACTCAACCGATCGTTCTCTTGAGATTATACGTGAGATGTGCCCAACATGGGAAATTCGAACAACTATTAACTCAACATTTGGTGCAGATGAAATTGATCAAGAGTTTATGAGCATTGAAAGAGAGTTTGAAGGCTACAAAATGGTGTTGAATACAACTGAGTTCTTGATGAGTGCACACCCAATTCGAGAACTAATTGCAGATGCTCCTAATTCAAACTATTCGATTCAAGGACTTGGAGCTATTTCATCCGATGTCAATACGTATCCTGCAACTCTTCAGGAAATGGTAAGCCGAGTTGAACGTGTCAATGTCAGACGACGTATGTATCGTTCTCTCTTTTCATATCCAGATGGAAACTATGGATTAGGAAGACATTATCCAGTTCATCCAATTACAGCTCAAATTCCTGCTTATGTTATTTGGTTTGGCTTCTATCCTTGGAATGAACTTGCAATTGCTAGGAAACTACAGATCTCAGATCGAATCCCTATTCATGATCGAGTTAGAGGATATAGTTATCATCATCAATGGAATCGAGATGAACAAGAACGTCAAAAAGAGATTTGGACTTCTGAGTCAGTTCCATGTAAAGATGTTGAATTTCTTGAAGAGTGTATTAACTATGCTTTATTAATGTGCTGAAAAGAACAGGGTGAATCGTTAAATCGATAACAAGGTTCAGTTGTATAGTTTCCAGTTTCCATATCTTGAATAAACTTATCGACTGTGGATTCAGATTTCTGTTTTAATTTTAGACATCCACTTACAGCATTTGGCATTGTAGATTCAGCATGTACTAGGTTTTCACGTCCATATGCAATACCATCAAGAGTTTCTAGTCCAACCATATACTTCCATTCATCTGCAGTTAGTCCTAAAAATGGGTGTTGAATTACAACACAACCACACATCAATGCCATAATCACTAAGAAAGAACAAGGATCAAAACAATAGAAGTATTTAGTTGTATTAAAAGTATGAATCAATTCATCATGACTTTTATATTGTAAATCTGCACCATAGGGATGTTGACTGTTTGCAAATAACTCTTGAACATCTCTATAACGATCTCCCTTTTTGGTCATAAAGCATGCTTGATTTGTTCGTTCAAGACCTTTATTTTCAAGACCTTCTGGCCAATAAATTGGCATAAGTCTTTGTTTAGCAGGATTATTCTTGCAGAATGGAGCATGATAATAGATAGTTTCATTTGGTTCGTAATTAGGATACCAATGAGAACCATACGTTAAGTATCGAACTACCTTTTTAGCTTTTAGTGGATTACCAAGTGTGCAATCAATATAAATTACAATACAATCTTCATCAACAGCATCTCCTTCAAAATAATGAGGATAGATTTTGTTACGTTTGTATCCTTCTTCTTCGCCTGGAGGTACTCGTAATTTAACATCTTGTCCTCTTTCATTAAGCATTTTAGCTAATTGGATAAGGCAATTCAGACCACCATCTCTTTCCCAAAATCCTATGTGTGTTGCAATAACAAACTTCATTTCTAATTATATTTGATTCATATCTAAACCATTATCGAAAACAATGTTGATAGGAATAGGGTGATTCATTAAATTTGTAACACGGTTCATTCGTAAAGTTTCCTGTTTCCATATCTTCAATAAAAGAGTCTAACGTTTTATCTCCAAATTCAAACATCTTTTTGAAATATTCAGGTGCTTCATGAATGGTTGATTCTGCATACGATAGATCCTCATCTCCATATGCAAGTCCTTTAACTTTACCAATATATCCAAATCCAACTGAATGTTCCCATTGTTCTCGTGTTTGTCCTTCAATATATGGATGTTGAATGACAATACATCCGCATAAAAGGGCCATAATAATAACAAATGATGCAGGATCATAACAATGAAAATACTTAGTTTTCTTCAATACTTCAATGATTTCTGAATGTTGTCTTAGTGAAGAAAGATCAAATCCAGTTGGATGATTTGCATAAAATTGATCACGAACCCAAGCACTTTTATATCCTTTTTTCAGAACAAAACATGATTCTTCAGTTCGAGGTTCTGTAGGAAGTTCTATGTTAGAAGGAACATGAAAACACTGTAATAGTTTCTTTGGAAAATTATTGTGACAAAAAGGGTAAAAGTAATATATCATTTCATTTGGCTGATAACTATCGTACAAGTGAGCACCATATAGAATCCATCGAACAACTCTTTTTGCATGTAGGTGATTCACTATGATCATTTCAGGATAGATCACAATTGTATCTTCATCAAACCCAATTTGGTCTGTGTATCTAGAAAAGATTGTATTTACTGCTGAGTAATCAACATCAGACCATAGTTTTACATCATGACCTTTTTCATAAAGCCTTTTTGCAAGAGTACATAGAACATTAGTGCCACCACAAAGTGGATCCCAATATGGAGCAAAAATGACAAATTTCATTTTACTATTTAGATGCTCACCCTTTAAATTAATCAATGCCAGTTCTCTGCTTAAGTCAAGCTGGTCAAGACGTGTTTGTGAGGCACGTATTAGGTCGTACTGGAACATTTTTGGATTTGGGTTCATTTCGCCCAACCTATCATAATAACACTCGTATTCTTGAGCTTGAAGGATGGTCAGGTCTTTCGATTGATTACCAAGATTTTACAGAGGAATACAAACAAAAGAGAAATACTGGCTTTTTACATGCAGATGTAACAACCATTGATTGGACTAAAACCTTAGAACAATACCCCTTTTTAAAAGGAACGATTGACTACATTTCATTTGATGTAGATGGTGCAACACGAACTGCATTTGATAGGTTTCCATTTGATAAAATCAAGTTTGCATGTATGACCATTGAACATGATCAGTATCGTGTCGGAACAGAACTTAGGGATCATCTTCGCAAAAAGCTTACTGAATTAGGGTATGTATTGTTGTGTGCAGATGTAGTGATGCCTGATTCTCCATATGAAAAGTTTGGTGCATTTGAAGATTGGTGGGTAAATCCACAGTTGGTAGATATGGATCGATTGGAATCAATACGATCTAATCATATCACTTTTCATGAAATCTTTAAGAAGATTGATCCTGAGAAGTATGCGTTTTATTGCCCACCTCCTTCGTATGATTAACTACGTTAAACCATTGATAAATTTAGAATAAACAATAACAATGCATCTTGAAGTTTCACTAGCAGATGGACTGGATCGTCTTACGATTCTTGAAATTAAAAAATCCAAGATCACGTGTCCTAACAAATTGAAAGAAATTCAAAAAGAAATAGATGCGTTACATGAATTCATTCCATTCAAACAATTGTATGAATTTCAATATAAGCTTCTTCTCTACACAAATCTTCAAGTATGGGAATCCATGGATAAAGTGAACTCAATTGAAATGGACTCTCGTAATACGATTGACTTTGCAAATTTGGCAGCAAAAGTCTATGATTACAATGATCAACGATTTCGCATTAAACGTCTTATCAATACAATCTCTAATTCAGATCTGAAAGAACAAAAAAGTTATGGTTCTCATCATGTGATTGTAAAAGTTGATGATGTAGGACGATGTATTCCAGTGATTAACTATTTGAGTGTGCGTTATGATTCTATTTCTTTTAGTTCAGATCATATGGAACGATTGAAGAACATTTTCACAACTCCAAATTTTGTGTATACACATGTTGACTCAAATCTTATCATTTCTGCTGATACATTTGAACTGTTTGATCGTTCAGCTTATGAGTTTTCTCCAATCACATATCTTGCAAGTGGATTGTTAGGAGATTTCATTCATCAACTTTCAGTAGTCAATGAAAAGTATCAACTAACAGGTCGTAAGGGTATTATCTATATGACAAATACTATAGAACCCTTTCGTTGGGGTCTTGAAAGAACCTATGAAGATATACGACCCTTTTTATTAACTCAATCTTACATACATGATTTAAGAATCCATGACGGAAATACATGTGATATCAATTTATCCATATGGAGATACAATATGAACTTTATGACAGACTCATGGCATAGCATTTTTAAGAGAAACTATGACATTGAATGGTCTAAAACATCGTGGTTCAAAATACAAGGAAATACAGAGTATGAAAACACAGTCTTCATTTCAACATCACCTAATCGTTGGTGGGAGGAACCCTTTGATTGCTCTATGTTAGTAAGTTCTCTAGGAACAGATGTTCGCTTTTTAGCATCTGAAAAATCAAACTATGATCACTTTGTTTCAAAAACAGGTATAGAACTTCCTTTAGTAAATCCATCTAGCTTTACAGAACTTGTATATGCTATTCAAGGATGTAAGCTTTTTATAGGAACATTATCTGCACCACTTGCCATTGCGGATGCTCTTCATAAGAAACGTATTGCTCTTCAACAAGATGATAATGATGGTCGTATAGCCTCTAATACTAACTCTTCGTTCGTCACATGTAAAGATAGTCTAACTAACTTAATATAATGTTTATCCCTTTAATGAAATCTACCTTTCTAGGTGAGAAAGAAACAAAAGACGCACTTTGCTCATTTATTCAAACTGCTGATAAGATGAGCATGGGTGATGAAGTTTTAAAGTTTGAAAAATCCTTTGCTAATTGGCAACAGCGTTCGTATTCAGTTATGGTTAATAGTGGAAGTTCTGCTAATCTTGTTATTCTACAAGCTCTTTTGAATCTAGGAAGGCTTTCAAAAGGAGATCGTATTGGTGTTTCGGCTGTAACATGGGCAACAAATGTAATGCCAGTGATTCAACTTGGTCTTGTTCCAGTATTAATAGATGTAGAACTAGAAACTTTGAATGTTTCAAGTGAAGAAGTTAGAAAGCATGATATTCGTTGCTTGTTTATCACGCATCTTCTAGGGTTTCATGGAGATATTGAAGTTATTGCTGAATACTGCAAGTCAAAGAACATCCTTCTACTTGAAGATACATGTGAATCGCTTGGAACTGTTTGTGATGGTAAAAGATTAGGTAATTTTGGTCTTGCTTCTAGCTTTTCTACATTTGTAGGTCATCATATGTCTACAATTGAAGGTGGTCTTATTGCTACAGATGATGCTGAATTAAATCAGATGATTCGTATGGTAAGAGCGCATGGATGGGATAGAAATGTTAGTCAAGAACAACGAAGTGAACTTAGATCAAAGTGGGATATCAATGACTTTTATGGACCTTATACATTCTATACACTTGGATACAATGTTCGTCCAATGGAACTTCAGGGATTAATTGGATCAATTCAGTTGAAATATGTAGATGTTGCAAATGAAAATCGTCGTACATCCTATGCTAGAGTTTTTGATTCAATAGACTCTAAAGACTTGATGCTTCCTAATCAACATGTTCCTGCTTTTGCTATTCCAATCATATGTTCAAGTTCAGAGGTTCGAGATACATATGTTAAGAAGTGTAAAGAACTTGGCATTGAAACTCGTCCGATTGTTGCAGGTAATATGAATCGTCAACCATTCTTTAAAGAATATGCCAGTGAAATACCTTTACCTGTAGCAGATAAGATTCATACATGTGGTTTTTATATGCCTAATCATCCGGATCTTACAGAAGAAGAGATTGATTATTTAACTTCTGTCTTTACAAATGTCAGTGATAGATCGCATTAAGAAGTCAATGATTATCAATTCAAAAAATGTTAATCGTGCATTGATTTTATGTAACATTGGATTAGGGGATCATATTGATATGATCGGTGCTGTAAGATATCTTTCTCAGTTTCATACTCAAATACACGTTCCATGTTACGACCAGAATATTAAGACACTCTCTGAGTTTTATTCGGATAATCCAAAGATAGTTTTGATAGAGATTGATAAAGAATGGTATAAGAAAAATTGGTTATATACATACAATCTTAAAGGTGAAAAACAATATGAATTAATTAACTATAATCCATCTGACTATAGTGTTGTTTATCGTGCAGGTTGGTTTAACTCTAAACACAATGATATGTGGCCTGATTACAATATTCCAAAATGCTTTTACAAAGATTTAGGTTTAGATTTGAGTATTGAGCATTCACATTTTCGTATTCCAGAAAATTTACAGTCTAAACAACTCTATGAAACTGTTAAGAATGTAAGATACATCTTTATACATCAGAAGTCGTCTGATCATTATACTCCATTAATTTCATGGGATATTAATGAAACATTCACCATTGATCCAAATATCAATCTATATCCTCAAGGACATCAATGGCATCATCTTGCTAACTATTTTGTTAATAAACCTTTTCCTCATTATACTGATACCATTATTCATGCATCTGAAGTTCATGTAGTGAATAGTTCATTCCGTTGTTTTGCAGCTCACCTTCCACTTGAAGCAACTATCAAAAAATGTTATAATCGTGAAACAGGTGAACATATTCCAGAATGGACATTTAATCGACACAATCCGACTTCACCATAATAGTAATCATCTCTTCAAACGATATTTTTGGTTCCCAACCTAACATCTTCTTTGCCTTTGAGTTGTTTCCAATTAAAAGCTCAACTTCTGCAGGTCGATAAAATAATGGATCAATGCGAATGACTATACGTCCGTTTTGATCTGTTGCAGTTTCAGTTTCACCAGAACCATTCCAAGTGAGTGTCATTCCAGCAGACTTAAATGCAAGTTCTACAAACTCACGAACCGTATGAGTCTCTCCGGTTGCTAAAACATAGTCATCTGGAACGTCTTGCTGAAGCATCAACCACATTCCATATACGAAATCTCGTGCATGACCCCAATCTCTTTTTGCATCCATGTTTCCAAGATGAAGACAGAATGAAGGATCCTTTTTAATTTTTGCAATACCTTTGGTAATCTTACGTGTTACAAACTCTTCGCCTCGACGTTCAGATTCGTGATTGAATAAGATACCATTGCAAGCAAACATTCCATAGCTTTCACGATAGTTTTTTGTGATCCAGTATCCATATAACTTTGCAACTCCATATGGGCTACGAGGATAGAAAGGTGTACTCTCAGATTGCGGTGTCTCAACAACTTTGCCAAACATCTCAGAAGTAGAAGCTTGGTAGAAACGTGTTTTTTCCACTAATCCAAGTTGACGGATTGTTTCTAGAACTCTTAGAACACCTGTTCCATTTGTATCTGCAGTGTATTCAGGTTGAGAAAAGGATGAATGAACATGTGATTGTGCTGCGAGGTTATACACTTCAATTCTTGCGGAATCTCGTAAAGGCAAAAATACATTCATAATCGATGTTGAATCGCCCATATCTGCTTGAACAAGTGTTAAGTTTGGATGATGTAAAATGCTAGAGATACGTCCTGTATTTATGTTAGAAGATCTGCGTATAATTCCTACTACCTTATAGTTCTTTTCAAGAAGAAGCTCTGCAAGATACGATCCATCTTGACCCGTAATTCCAGTAACTACTGCTGTTTTTATCATTTTAGTTACTATGTTCCATCTATGTAATACATTATTTTGACTTTATATATACAAATGCACCTCAAACAAATTGGATCTCGTGCTCAAGTCATGCATGGAACGGCTCACCACACTACAGGTGGATTAACCAAGGCAGACCTCAAGATGAACAAGTGGGGTCGTATTGTCTCGCGTAAGAAGTCTGCTCGAATGGCTCACGGAAAAACTCGCCGTAACAAGTAATGCGTCTAATCTCTATGTTAAGTGCAGCGTTGTGGGTGGATTTTGCGGTGATGTCTCTCATCAAGATCGTTCCAACGCCTATTTGGTTTCTTCCACCCACAGGGGCACTAAGTCTATGGTATGATAAGTTTGGACTCGCAGCTGTATCCGCAGATGTATTGAGTTTATTTTTAGGCGTTCTTCTTGCTACATTTTTGTTTCCAGGGGCGGTTGGACTTCAACTTGTTATGGCTGCAGTGCTTGTTCAGATGATTCACGACATCTTCTTTTACGTTGTAGTCATTCAAGGACTTCCTGCAGGCCAGAATGAAATGATTGACGTATTCAAATCCTATGCAGGTGAAGGTGGATGGAAGATCTTGGTTGCAGATGGATTGATGATTACCTCTGTAGTTTTACTTGCCCGTCTTTCAGATTTATTATTCTCATATCGTATGATTGCGTTTCAATCACTATTAGGCATGTATTCATTGATTTATATTACCTATACTAAGTAATGGCTGGCGGATTATTCGGAACACACCTTGCATTGAATCCAAAATGCCTCGTGTTTTCTGCGTTTGTATTGATTGTCTATTGGATGCCTCATTTCAAGGCATGGCAACATCAGTTTGTCATGGCATTTTTACTAGCATGCGTTGCGTATGTTTTGCTTGCGTGGTATGACATGATTTATGATTGTAAAGATAGATTGAAACCTACAGCTCTTGGTTGGATGTGGGGTTGGGCAAAACCGCCATCCTATATGAAAGAGTTTGAAGAACTTCCTGAACGAGAGAAGAAGATTGTTAGAACGATTGATATTATCATCTTAATTCTTGTAGGTGTATTGATTGTGGTTCCGTTTCTCGTGAAGAAGTAATGAAGGACTTCGTGGATGTCTTGATACAATCAGTCAATTGGAAAGTAGGAAGCTTTGATTTATTACCGATTCTCTTTGGACTTGTGATGGCCTTAATCGATATCACTATGATGGGAACTCTGAAGTTTGTAGATCAAGAAAAGTTAGCCTATAACATAGGATTTCCAATTGCTACAATTTTATATGCGTTTGAACCGTATGTCTTCTTGAAAGCGATGGCTCATTCCAACATGCTTACAACCAATCTAATCTGGAACTTAGCTTCAAATATATTAGTAACTTTAGCAGGTGTCTTCTTCTTTAAGGAGAAAATCAAGGGTCTAAAATGGTTAGCAATTGGATTAAGTCTCTTTTCACTGGGTATTTTTGCTTATTCTGATTAAAGTATAATGAGGACTCTGAAACAACGCCTTAGGGCTGCTAAGAAGAAGTGTTCTCCTGGATATGACGTATATTATTACCGAATGAACCAGAAAGGTGAGTTCTATAGCTGCCTTCCTGCTGGATTGAATAGACCAAAGACACGAAAGGCGCGTAGAAGAACTTAGACGCCGAGCCTCATGGATACATAAATGAGTGACGACTTGGTTCTTGCGAAAACAGTTCAGACGTCGCCCATACGCACTCTTGCTGAGGGTCTCAAGTCAATGTTGGTGGAGATGAACCTTGTTTTTGATAAGGATGGCATCCGAATGATTGCAATGGATAACTCCAGAACAGTTTTAACACATATGCGATTACACGCTAACAAGTTTGAGCAATATGAGTACAATAACTCTGCGTCAAAGTTGAGTGTTGGATTGAATACAGATCACTTCTATCGTATTGTGAAGACTGTTACAAACGATGATACAATCACCTTTTCAGTCTCTCGTGCGGAATCCAATCACTTGACGATCACAATTGAGAATGGTGAAAAGGGGCGTCGTATCAAGTATCGCTTGAACTTGCTTGATTGCGATGAATCGGATATCACGATGCCTGAGACTGTCTTTTCAGCTCGCGTTACAATGCCATCTTTGGACTTTCAAAAGATCTGTCGTGATATGACGTTGTTGTCTGCAAAAACTGTAGATATCAAAAACGTCGGTAATACATTGACCTTTTCTTGCAAGGGTCCTTTTGCGTCTCAAACCGTAACGATGGGTGATGCTGCTTCTGAAATGTCTGTGAGCAAGAATGAGTCCACTGAGATTGTAAGTGGTTCCTTTTCATTACCTCACTTAGTCCTCTTTACTAAATGCTCTAACTTGTCCAACAATCTTGAAGTTCATATGAAGAATGATTGGTTTATTATGATTCGATATGTGATTGCGAACTTGGGCGATATCAAGTTGTGCTTGATGCCTTTGCCTTCTTCTTCAAACTAGTTTGTTAGAATACTATAATGGATACTTGGACACCCGAAGAAAATTCAGAATGGCAAAGACGTTGGGATGCATCTGAAGAAGGTTCATTTGAACGTCAAGAGCTTATGAGTATGCAATATGATGGATTCTACCGTCCTGTTGAAGTAAGTTCATTACCTGCAAGCCCTACTTCTCCTTTTGGAGAACCAGCACTTCCACCCAAACCGCCGCTTCATCCAATTAAACCAGTGGATCATCAAAGAGATCTTTTTTACTTGAACAGAACACATAAAAAAATAATGGGTAGGCCATTAACACCTAGAGATCAAGCAAGGTATTTAGAAAAAAGAAGACACCAAGTTCCTAATACAATCAATCCAGCAGGAATTGCAATGAATCGAACACGTCGTAATATTGGTAGACTCAATGGTGGTCGTGGAAAAACTTATAAATCAAAGAAAGGAGGTGAGATTGTAAGTGTCTTTTTCCATATGAGATCTCAAATTAAGTTATATCACTGGCAGACACGTTCCTTTTCTGAGCACAAGGCTACAGATGATTTGGTTACAGCATTGGACACCAATATTGATAAGTTCATAGAGGTCTATATGGGCCGCTACGGACGTCCGTATATTAAAAAGACACTTCCTGTTAAGAATTTGACCGTTACAGGTATTCGTGGTTTTATTACCAAGAGTGATGAATGGCTTGCATCTTCACTTCCACGAATGCTAAAAAAGACAGATTCAGACTTACTGAACATTCGTGATGAAATCTTGGCAGATTTGAATCAGATTAAGTATTTATTTACTTTGGCCTAGTGTTGTGAGCCTTATAAACGATATCATCCGTTGCCTTCATCTTCATTGAAGGCGCAAATAACTTACGATCTGTAATATTTGTAGTTGTATTCCAAACTTTAATAATATGAAACTGACCTTTGGGTGATACCGAAACACCCACGATCGCTTCTTTGTAATTGGTTAGAAAGCCATTGACGAAGCAGTGAGCCATTGCGTCAATGAATACTTCACAGGTTTCACGTGCATCTACTTTTTTAGACCACGCTCCACCTCGGATATGTTCGGGCGCCTCCCACAGAGGACGATACCCATCGCGCATAAAGAAGAACATGCCTGATTCCCAAGCATCTTTGGAAATCGCATCGATTACAGACCAGAATTCTGCAGGGGTTGAGAGAGAGGCTACATTAGTATAGGATGATTCAGAGTAATTATTATCATTAGGGTCATGATACCAGAGGACCCATTTATTAGGCATAGGGGTTGAGTCAGACATTATAACCACCTTCTATTCTAATGTCTAGGTTTCAATCCATTTTGTTTGCCGTATA